GATGATGGAACACCAGTTCACATGAATATGAGTTTAAAATTTCAAGAACTCAACCCAATATATGCTGAAGATTATGAACCAGGTGAATCTAAAGGATTTAAAGGCAAAGCACCATCTGGAGTTGGATACTAATGGCACACTATTTCAGTTACTTACCTGATTTTGGGTATAAAAATCCACTTGCTACTAGTAATAGCATTAGCAATTATATACTTGCTAAGAATATTTTTAGAAGAGTTAAAATAAAGGATGATGCACTTGCTGATATAACCTTTTTAAATTCTTACACTATTTCTGACGGTGAAACTCCACAAGATGTTGCTGAAGAATTATATGGTGACTTAAAATATGATTGGATAGTATTAACAGTAGCAAATATTATGAATGTTAGAGATCAATGGCCAATGTCTAACAGAGCATTGTGGAAATATTGTAATGAAAAATATGGTGAAGATATAAATGCTACACAATTTTATGAAACAAGAGAGGTTAAGGATGCGGAAGGAAGATTAATTCTTCCTGCAGGTAAAGTAGTAGATAGATCATTTACAATACCTGACCCAGACACACATAATATAAATCTTTCCATTGGTAGTGATAACCCTCTTGTTATAGGGGTATCTAACTGGTTAGCAGAAACCAGAAAAAATGAAAAGAATAGAACTATTAAAGTAATGAAAAGGGGATATCTAACTACCTTCTTGTTGGATATGAGAAACGAGGTATTCTATAAGAAAAGTTCACAAACTATCGATAGAACAACTAAAATTGCTTCAAATCCTGATATTTAATTATCTCATTTTAGGTCCACTTGCCCATCCAACAAGAACATATCTAGTTCCTTTAGTTATGTGACTAGCCTTGTGTGGACATCTAGAATCAAAAATAACACAATCTCCTTTTTGATTGTCTATCTGACAATGCCTATTAAAATAATCAACTAATATTAATTCCCCTCCTTCATAATCTTCTGCAGCAGAAAGTTGTACACTCATGCTTAACTTTCTCCAGACAGTCTTTTTTGGTGCAATTCCATAATCACAATGCCACTGGAAATTTCCACCTACATCATACTTAAGTATCTGAAATTCATAGGTATTGATATCAAATTGATAATTCTGATCATTAATAGCATTAAATAAAGATCTACCAATACTATAAACAATCGTATCTTCTGCTATTGGATGAATAGAACACACTCTAAACTTATCGTCTGCTGGTACACCAGCAGATCCTTCATGAGCAACTAATTCCCTTCTAAAGTGTCTATCATCTTCCTTTAAATAATCCAGATAACCATCCAGTTGCTCAATAGCTTCTTCATTTATAGCAAATGGATAAAAAGGATCCTCAAATGATCTGTTATAATTCTTTGCTCCTTCTGCCATTTCAGAAAAAGTCCTATCATCATGCAGGTCATCTCTGACAGTATCAATTTTACCTTCCATTTTAAATTAATGCTTCAAGTTGTGGTAAAGTAGTTGCGTTATTAATGGTTGTATATGGTACTGAGGGATTAGATTTAAGTGATGCAGATTCTCCCTTCATATCTGCTATTGCTTGTATATCTATGTTCTCTTTCTTTATAGTAAGAAATTGTGTCTCTAATATCTCAGTAGTAAGTGTCTTTGCTTTGCCAAGGTCTGTTGTCACACCCTTTAAGGAATGATCATATACCCATGCAGATCTAAAATCCTTAGAGGGTAAAGTCGAAGGATCAATAACTGAGTAGTTAGATGTTGGAATGTCCTTTGCTATAACAGCATCATCCGATAGAGCACAGTCCATTGTGGGGATTACTACTCTACAGTTACCGTCAGCATCGGCATATGCGATAACTTTATTGCGTGACATTAGTTATTTTCGCCAGCAGAGCAAACTAAATTTTGTGCATTAGGAAATGCAATAAGGATCTTTGACTTAGCATCAGTATCATCCTTTGCAAATACTTCTAATTGCTTTGTGTTAGCAGTATTACCAGTATGGTAAGTGCAAACATAATGATCGCCTTTGTATCCAGCCATTTTACTTAAGTGAAAAAACAAAAAGGAGAGGAATAAACCTCTCCTTTATTTATACCTTACTCTTCAGCTAACTGCTGAAAGTATGATAATGCATCGTCATCAGCAGCAGGTGCTGCTGCAACTGGTGCTGGTTCCCGATCAACATCCTCTTCTTCAACTACTCTTCTAGCAGGTGCAGAAGTAAGTTTCAGAACTGACTCAAGACGCTTCTTAAGTTCATCATAAGTTTTAAACTTATCAGCAGAAACTAACTCCTGTAAGGAATACTCCTTCTTCCAGAGTGCTTCGAGTGCATCATCATCTTTAAGGAGTGGTTTAGCAGCAGCAAACTCAGAACTATCATAGTTCCAGAAACCTGCTACCTTTTTAATCTTAACCTTAAAGTCTGCACCCTGCCAGAAATCAAATGGGTTGAGAGGTGTCTCATCCTCAAATTCTGGTTGCATTGCACCCATAACCTTATCAAAGATCTTCTTACCAAACTTGTATAAGAATACCTGACCTTCATTAGAAGGGTTTGCAGGATCTTTTACAACATAAATGTTAGCATAGTAAGAAAGCTTACGCTTTTGATTACGAGCAATTTGCTTATCAGATTCAACTCCACTATTCCAAAGAGTAGTATTGTGCTCTGAGCAAGGATCCTTAGCATTCACTGTAGTTAGTGAATTCTCAATATACCATCCACCTGGTCCTTGAAAGGCGTGAGAGTATAGTTTTACCCAAGGAAGATCTTCTCCATCGGGTGCTGGTAAAAATCTTATTACAGCGTATCCGTTACCTGCTTTATCGACTTCAGGTTTCCAGAGACGGTCATCACCCTTATTTGTTGAATTGGTTTTTTCAACCTCTTTAACAAGTTTGGCAGTAAGACTACCAAGAGATGATTGCTTTTTAAGCGATGCGAAAGACATAGATTTGGCCTGTGTTAATTAGATTTGGCTTTTGTGTACGACTCTATTATAGGGCGGTCATGCTCCCTTGTCAATACCCTTACGGACTCTTTCCAAAGTGTTCTTCATGTTAGCAAACAGAAGATTACAGTCAACATCCTTAGGGAACCCCATTACTATAGCAGATGCCCGAACATTGTCAGCCATCTCCTTAGCACGAGGGTCATCAGATAGTTTCATACGAGTATAAAGAATCTGCTGTTTTTCAAGCAAATCCATCAATGAATCTAAATGATCAAGTTGTTCTTCATGAGGAAGTTGTGGGAAGTCAAAGACTTTGTTATAAATCTCTTCCTGCATTTCATTAATAGTCTCCATCTCCTCTCGGACAATATCTGACTCAAAGAAATTTGTCATAACTCCTCCATGAACACTACTATTTATCTGTATTATAACATAGTTGCGACTAAAATGATCCTTCGGTTTTCCGCAGGAGTGTGCATATAATGCTCTCCAGTAAAGAATATAATATCATCCTCCTTAGGATCATGCTCTACCCCATCCACAAAAGTTGAACCACCAGAATCAGTTAAATATATGATAAGATTTTTATGCGGAAACTGATGATCATAATGAGGGAAAGATGATATAATTTTCTTCTGAGGATGAGTAGCATTAACAGATAGTCTTAATATACTATGAATATCACACTTATTATGTTCTAATATCTCAGTTACTATCTTAATAACATACTCAGTTTCTTCTAAGGATGCATGAGCTAATGATGGATATTTCTTTAATTCAGGTCTCCTAAGAAAAGTTCTAGTATAAAATGGTACACTTTTATCTGAATAACCACCTGGAAATTTAACACCTCCTTGAGCATTATAAGTCCAGAAAAAATCAGGTCCAAGAACCCAATCTTTAAATTTTTGATAATCCTCTGTTTTTGGATTATAAAGGGAGTTTAGCACGAGTGGTTCTCTTCATAAAGTTTAAATGTTGTGCATCACATTTTAATTTCTCCTTTAAAGGTTTAGAAATTAACTTAGTAATTGAATCAATCTCAATGCTATTTTCTTCGCAAAAAAGAACTATTGCATCAATGTAATTAAGATTTTCCTTTTTAACAAGTTTTTCTATTTCAACTGCAAATTTTGCAGAATTCATAAATTTCTTGTCTAATGCTTGCGTAAATTCATTTTCCATGTAATTGTAATTGAGTGGTTAGAAAGTTTTCAATGTAAGTAACGAGTAATCTCATATATTTCATCTTATCTCGTTCTTCATAAACAACACATTCACCGTCTTCACATGCCATTATAATGACTAGTTTTTTGACAGCAATACCTGTTAGTTCATAATACATACACGCATATGCTGCTGCTTGTACAAAGTATCCATCAATCCAGTCTCGTGGTTTAGGTGCTTTAGAAGTCTTAAAGTCAATGACTGCTAATTCTCCTTCATACTCTGCGATACAATCTACTGTACCAGCAACACCCAACTCTTTACTATAAAGAGATCCCTCTAAAGAATGTATGTTATCAATCTTATTAAGAGTAGGTTTAGCAATCTTAAACAACATATCTCCCATAGGTGCAACCTTAGGAAGAT